TGTATCGTCTGTGTGTCCAATAGTTGTTCCGTTTATAACAACATCATCTATATCTAAAGAACCACCTGTAATTAAACCTGTAGTTGTGATTGTAGATGACCCTGTATCAATAGTACCAAAGCCACTTGTAATGCTACCAGAGTTTAACGCACCCACTGTTGTAGCTGCTGTAGTTACAAGATTAGGCATTGCAGTTATTTCATCATCAAAGTAAGCAGACAAATCAGTGACTGCTACTTGCTTCATTGTACCACCATCGTTAAGTACAACTCTGTCTGCATCTGCTACTGTTGTTGATGTGGCACTTGTATCACCATCAAGTATATTTATCTCGGCAGCGGTTGATGTAATTGCTGTGCCATCAAAGTTTATTGCATCTAGATATGCAACACCATCAATGTATATATCTTTCCACTCTTGACTAGAAGAACCTAAGTCATATGTATTATCATCATCAGGTATAATGTTAGAATCTACGTCTGCACCAAACACAACATTGTCTGTGGCAGCATCACCTAATGTCATTGTACCACCATTAAATGTAGTTGTACCTGTGACAGTTAAATTACCACCTATACCTAAGTTACCTGATATGTCAGCATTACCATTTATATCTATGGTAGTGGCTGCTATCTGTATCTCTGTATCAGCTACAAGGTCAAGTTGTCCATCGGCACTTGAATTGATGTATATAGCTGTGTCTCTGAATTGTAGCTTCTCTGTAGAAGCGATAAGTATGTCATCACTAAACTCAAAATAATCCTCGTCTTCCATCCATTTGAGAACACCGTCTGATGTCTCACCGTCAAATGTAATTGTTATATCTGTACCTGCTGTACCTGCACCAAAGGTAAGTGTATTACCTAATAGCTTAGTAACAGCACCACCTTCATTAGCAGTTCCATCGTGGGTATGTCCTGTACTTGCTTGGAAAGCTGCTAATAACTGATTAAACTCATCATTGGTATGCGCAGCAGTTATAACGTCTCCATCTGTATAAGAGGACTGTCTTGTGTATGTAGCTCCCATTTATCTTCTAGCTCCTAACTGATATTCTAACTGAAATCCTTTGAGTGAATAAGGTGCAGTTGCACCCCCATCATTTACTCTTAGTGCAACAGCAAATCCTGAACCCTCTACTGCTTGTCTAACTAATGGTTGTGATGCACCACCATATGTAGGTACTCCATAAACTGATGTACCATATATAGCAACAACATCACCTGAATCTAACGGATATGCCGCAGGTCTTGATGACGATGCAGCTTCATAATCATATCTCACAAATAAGTCAGCATCTATGGCTGCTTCAGGTTTATAGTTGACAACAACCCTTTGCATATGTTTTCTTATTCCGGGGTCATTAAAAGTTAAATCAGGACTTCTATACTTACCGGCTATTGTTGTGCCATCAAAATCATTACCTGATTCTTGTCTATATACATAGCCACTTTCATATGCACCATGTAGTACTATTATGTTACCTTCAGATACAAAGTGGTCTGTACTAGCAGGTTTGATACCACGTATCTCTGCAAACTCAAACCTTTGTCCTCGCATAACACATATGATACCCTTAGTTAGTGTTTCATCTGTATTAGCTTTAGTAAAGAATATTCTATACTGTGTCTTATCAGGTATAACTATACTGTCAAAGTCTGATGCACTAGCTATGTTCTCATTAAAAATAGACTGCACATTAGAACTTATAGTACCCAATTCAACGTCACCAATTCTTGCTGTACCTGCAATGGTTCTTAAACCATCAGGACCTAAGAATATTAAGTCACCTGCAAATTCTTGGATTGTATCTCCATTGATACATCCTATATCTCTTGTTACATCTGTTACAGCAAAGTTAGCACTTGAGCTACCTGACAATTTAAATATTCTAGTTTCACAAAATACAAATAAGTCATCACGGAAAACTTTAAGTCCTGTTATCTCATCATCAACTTTAAAGCTACCTGCACCTTGCCCACTACTAAAACCATCTTCATCAAAGGGTTCACTAAATATAACTTCCTGTTTAGTAGTTGATTTACCTGCATAGAACATATGATTTCTATGTGATACTACAAACTTAGAACCTGCTACTGAACTGTCACTTACGTCTGTTGCAGATAAACTAGAGTTAAATACTGTAGGTGCATTTGTGCCATCTACTACTATTATTTTATCTGTACCATCAAAGTTAAATCTTTCAAATCTATACTTTAATGCACCTGTTCTACCACTATCTATGCTAGTCCAAGATGAACCTCCGGGGTCAGCACTAAATATACTAGTTCCTCTAGCTGCCAGTACCTTGCTACCAAATGTAGCTACCATAAGTACTTTTTCTGTAGATGATGCAGTCTGTGGTACAACTGCTGTTACATACTTAGAGAATCCATTTATTCTTCTGTAACCACCCTCAATGTCAGGCTCAAAGTTTTCTAACTCTAATGCTTCTCCGGGTTGCATCATAAAGGTAGATTTGTTTAATACTAAACCACCTTCACAGTTAAAAGGTAAAGCAGCTACTTGCGATAAGTCTGCCATATTAACTTACCCTTAAATTTAATGTAGTGCTACGACTTCCTGAATTAGACTGTGGTATATAAGTAGACCTAACATAGTCAAACCTATTAACTAATAATGTCTGCATATTTTTAATGCCTTGCTCAAATCTTCCAAAGTTTAATTGATACTGCTGTGTTTCTCCTCTGTACTGATATACAAATGCAGTAGCACCATCTATTATAACTGCCGCAAATCTATCAGGTATAGTTGTGGTATCTCCATGAGCAGACATATCTGTTGGAAAAGTAAAGTGGTCAAACTTTAAAGTAAGAGATTTTGTTGGAAAAGGATATAGAAGATAATTATTATCAGGAGTTCTTACTACAAATTCAGGTACACCACCACCATCAAACTGTGTTACAGTTACTCCACTAGCTATAGAAGCTGCTGTTGTGCTATTTGCACCTCTAGTACATCCTGTAAATGTAGTACTAGAACCTATAGCTGTATACGTAATTTGCTCATTACCTATAAATAAAGTTCCTGTAGTATCAAAACCTGTGGTACTAGTTACTGTTATAGTAGTCACACTATCTGTATGTGTTGTACTAGTAGTCGTACTATTTATTTCATCTTCTTGAGTAATAAAACTATTTATATAATCATTATAGTTTAATATTTTTAAATTACCACCTGATACATTTAAATCAGAATCTTTTATTATTCTGAATGTATTATAGTCTACAGTCTTTGTTGTTGTAGGAACGGAATATCTTACAACTCCTGCTGTCAACGTCTTTGTATCTATAGCATGATTAAAAGGATATTGAAACTCTTTTTGATTTATATATCTTATTGATTCATTTATTGCGTTCTGACATTGAACTTGTATACCTCTAGCACTAGAAAAGGTTGTAGAAGTTAATGCAACTTCATTCAACCTTGCTATTACTTTATTTGTTAGTGTTAGATAAGTTTCTGCCATAATAATTCCTATAAGTGTAGAGGAGCAAGTTGCCCTGCTCCCCTAGAAAAAGTTTAAGCTAATTGGTCTCTATCGACTTCATCAGGCTTGTCTAGTAATCCATGCCCATTACAATCAATAATTGTAGCATAGACTCTAATTCTACCTGTTGTAGCTGCCGCAACTAACTTGACATCAATAGTATCGGTAGTTCCGATAAATTGAGTATAGGTAGGAGCAGAGCCTGTACCTATAATGTTAGTCTGACCATTAGTACCTTTTGCTAAGTAACCAGCAGAAGTAGTGTCACCACCATCAATGATGTCATCACCTGCTGCAAAGTCAACGTCAATAGTTACACCTGAGTTAGTAACTTTCATTACTTCAACACCTGCGTTGAGGACTAAACTACCTGCCTGTATTTCAAGAGCTTGTAGAATGTCACCATCTGCAAATGTTAAACCACCTGCAATCAGAGCATCAAAGTCAACGTAAGTTTCTACAGTTTTAACTACGTTAGTATTCTTAGCCGAAGGGTATGCCGCGATTACATCTGATTCTACACCAGTTGTATCTTTAGAAGTTAAATCATAAGTTGCCATTTATACCTCCCTTACCCTACGTTATACTTGGCAGTAACGATTGCTTCAGGGCGAAGAATCTTTCTACCATACAAATGCATACCACGAACAATATCAGCAAAAGAATCAGGGTCTCTATAAGTCTCTGTCTTGTTGATTTGCTCGGCAGTAGCTACTGCTGAACTATGTCCTGCAACGATAACACCAAAGTTTGTATTTTGGTTAGCAGTTCCAGATGTTCCCGGACCTGTACCGACTGAAGGTAAGTTATTGGACATATACACGTCAAAGCCATGTATCTTTCCAACAGATAAACCTGCTCTTAATGCACCTGACTCACCGAAGTCACCATTTAGAAGACGTGAATCTTCATCCTTTAGAACTTCAATAAAAGTTGGGTGTAGAACAAGCCATCTACCATCAGTGTCTACAAACTGTGTATCTAACAATCTGCCCATTCTAGCTATAACCTGTAAAGGAGTAGCTGTAGCAGTTGCTTGTGCAGTTGCACCACCTAGTCTTGGAGCTATTGGGATAGAGTGGTCACCAGCACTAGAAGTAGTGATGTTACCAAAGCTATCTTTTCTTAGCTTCATGCTTGTTAGCAGTTCATCTGAACCAGCAGTTGATACTGACTTAGTACCATTAACTACATCGTTTGCTGTTCCTGCTAATGCATTATTTGAGGATTGCTTAAATCCTGACAAGTAACCAAGAACATCTTGGTCAAAGTTGTCTTTTAGTCTGTAACCTGCTCTATCACTTGCTAGTGAAGAAAAGTTTACGTGACTATGAGCTTCTTCGATATCGTCTATTTTAAAAGCAAAGTAGTTTGCTTTATCAATAGTCAATGTAAAGTCCTCATCGTCAAGGTCTTGAGGTTGCACGTTTGCACCTCTAGCGTATTCCTTAACGGTGATTTCTGGCTCCTTTATTATTTTTACGGAATCACCCATGTTGCTAATCTCACCGAAGTAATCGGAGTTTGTAATAGATTCGACAACGGAGTTTTTCCTAAAGGCTAACTGAACCTGCTTAGAGTAAATAACTGGGGAGAAATTACCATTAGGCAGATTACCGTAACCTGCTGCAGTTTTAAATGCCATTTTCATCTCCATTTTGAAAATTGAACAAATGCACCGAAGTGCTAAAATTTACTCGTCATCGGCTAATAGTATTTGAGGTTGTACGTTTGATAGCTAATCAAGTGTAGGCTCATACCATCAGGTAGGCTTTCAAGTGTAGTGTAGTATGTGAGTTGTCCACGTGGAGGGGTCACATTATAGTTGATACTAGTTATATGTATAAATAACTATTTGTCAACTGTTTATCTAGCAGAACCAGATAAATCGTATATAAAGTTACCGGAACGTATAGCTTCCATTATTACATCAGCTTTAGCTGCATATTCATCGGCACTCATTTTATCAACAGTAGACTCTTTAAAAGTTACTGCGTTGTTAGTTTCTGAAACAGACGTTTTGCTTTTCGTTGAGACTGCTTTAGCAGCACCTGAATCATTTGACTTCTCTTTTGTCTTACCAATTCCTTTGTCTGACTTATAGAGGTCAATGGCTCTTGCGGCAGATTTTGCATCATTGTCGTTTTCATATAATGCATTTTGCACCCATTTAGGTTGTTGTTCTGCCCACTCATGGAACTCATCACTTTCTCTTATATCTGCAAAATCAGGATGTAGTCTTAACAATTCTACTTCTGCTTTCTCTTTAATAGAGTTAGCATCCCTTTCGTCTATTTCTTTAATTCTTTTAGCTATGTCTTCTGATTGTTCTCTAGCTTTTTTAGTTGCAATAGTTTCTACTATAGCTGCTACATCAGGATATTCTTTTGCCCATTCACTTATATCTTCATCAGACTTAGGCAGTTTCATTTCTTTTTTAGTAGCCTTACTTAATTGACTTTTTAAATCATCAAGTTGCTTTTGAAAGTCTTTCTCCTTTTCTTGGGAGTGTCTTCGTAAGTCTCCATAACGTTTCTTAAAAGTTCTTTCTTCAGCAGTCTTCGGTTCTTCTTCATCTTCTGCTTTCGTTTCTTCAACAGATTCAGCTTCACCTTTTTGTTCTTCCATTAACTGTTTAAGTTCTTCTTCGTCTCTTTTAATTCTTTCTTCGTGAGTAGAAGGTTTTTCCATAAATGCTTTTTTCTTTGGTGTAGCATCTACCACCATCTCTTGTGCTTGTTCAGCCATTTAGTTTCTCCTTGGGGTTATCGTAGCCATTATGTTGGGGGATAAGTAGCCTGTATGTAGGTTATCGTCTTGAAGCTAACCCACCTCGCTTCTTCTTATTAGCTTTAGGTAAATTCTTTCTTTGTATAAAACCACCTGATGCAGTAGAAAATCCCATATCGGATGATGCAGAACCACCACCGCTGCTTTGACCACCGTCATCATCGCTAGAATTATTATCATCATAACTTGGTGTTACAGTTCCAAAGTCACTATACAAACTACTACCTACACCATAGTCACCTCCTTTTTGAGAAGCTTCTTCATTTCTATCTAAATATTCTTGAGAAACTATATTTGAAATGGCTGCACCTTTTCTGCCTTTATACATATCATCATATATATCTTGAGTTTTCTTTGCTGCTTTTTTTAAAGATGCTAATTTATTAGGTGATATATTTTCAAAAGGGTCTTTATATAAACTAGGGTCTCTTGCTAAGCCTACTTTAAGTTCTCTTTGAGCTAAAGGGGAAAGCTGTCTAAATTGGTCTACTTGAGTTACACTACCTTTTGGGTCAGAAACTCGTGAATCTCCTTTTGTTGAAACTGACAGTCTAGATGTTGGAAAAGCTCCAGTATACTTTGTACTACTAGGGGGGGTACTTCCTCTGAACCTATCTGCATCTTTACCAAAAGGTTTAGATGTAGTAGTAGTTTTAGTATCTATATCTTCAGAACCAGTTGTAAATCTTTTATCTTCTTCTACGGATGCTTTCTTTGTACCCCCAGTACTATTATAACCTAATTTGTCTGCCCATGAACTATATTTTTCTTGAGCATCTTTACTTAATCCTTTACCTTGAAATACTCCTGTTCCAAAGTATTCATCTTTAGATATAGTAGAGCCATGCCATCCTGTATCAAAAGAAGCCGACATATGTTTACTAAAATCTGCAAAAGATTTATATGAAACAGTTCCTTGTTCTGTTAATGAAGCAGAACCATCTGCGTTCATTGCTAAACCACTTGCATGATAAACACCATTACTAGCTATATCAACATCGCCTGCTTCTTTACCAAATTTAAAAGTAGGAGTAGCTCCAAACATAACACTAGAGTTTCTTATGTTTGTACCAAATGCTTTTTGTGAATTATCTTCTGCTATTTCTTCTGGTCCATATGCTGTGTCAAACATAGCTTCTGCGTCATCTTCAGCACCTAATATTTTATCAGCATCTGCTGTAGGATAAGCAGAATCTTTACCCATAAGATTACTAATAATAGTTCCACCAATAGCTGCTATAGGATTTATTAAAGCACCTAAACCTGTAGCTAAACCTTTACCTAATCCTGAATCTTTTCTTTGTGAGGCTTTAGCCAAATCAGATACTGCTGTAGATTGAATACCTACATTATCATCCCCACTATCTTGAGTAGTAGCACTTCTAGCACGTACATCAGTTACTGTTTGCTCTTGTTCTTTTTCTTTTTCTGCTACAGGTTCAGGTGTATACCCAGCAGGAACAGGATATATAGGTTGTCCATTAACGAAAGGTATATATAATTTTTCACCTGCATCATTTACATATACACGTGTTTCTGATTGTTGTTGTTGTCCAAATGGTGTACCTATAGCTTGCTCAAATGTATAGGGTGTTTTAGGTTTTACTTGAGAAGATGCATAAACAGGTGCTTGAGGTGTTTGTACAGTAACAGGCTGTGCTACTTGTTGAGGTTGTACTTGAGCAGGTTTGGCAAACATAGATTGTTTAGTTAGTTGAGTTGTAGGTCCTTGTATATTAACTCCCGGAACTACCCCACCTTCTGCCATTTGTTTAAAAGGTATACCATCAGGTATAGTAGCTTGGTCAGAGTTACCCATCTGACCCATATTTTCCATTCTCTGTAAACCTTGTTTAGCTTGGTCTCTAATACCCATAATCTTTTCTAAGCCATGATATCTAACTACATCGGCAGGTAAAACAAATTCACCTTCACTTAATTGAGCAGGTATATCATCTCTTACTTCTTCTTGAGTAGAACCAACAGGTACAGGATTTTTAGATATAGGGTCTTTAGTTTTCCCTTGGTCTTTAAATCCACCATCTTCAAACAATTCCATTTGTTCTGTTATAGAGTTTTTAGCCATCGTTTTTATTTACCTCGTCTCTCAAATACTTTAATCTTCTTAATGCTGTTATTGCACCTTGAGTTCTGTACATAACAACTGTATCTTCTGCTTGTTCTATAGCTTTATGATGCTGTTCTATTAAAGCATCTAAATACTTATTGAGTTGTAGTTGGTGGTTGACTAGGGGTTTGAGGTTGCCCAGTATTTGCTTGTCCATTTCCACTAAATCCTTGTTCATTTGGTTGAGGTGCTTGACCTGTTCCTATTACTCCACCACCTGCTCCTGTGGGGTCCATTGGGTTTGCACCTGCTGGAGATTGCCCTTGAGGTGGTGTAGGTCCTTGAAACTGCTTAAGTAACTCTGCTTGTAATACTGCTTCATCCATATTATTAGTTACTTTTGATGGGTCTAAATCCATAGCCTTTGCTATTTCTCTTATTATATAATTAAACTTAGCAAACGGAGCAAGGGCAGGATTAGATGCAGTTTGTAAAAATTGCATTAGTCTTTGGCTACGAACCTCATTTGCCATTAGGCTTTCAGTTCCTCTAGCATGAACTTCTAAATCACCTCTTATTTCTGGGTCAAAATTAAATTGCATATTAAATCTAAATAATCCTTCACCTAATGGTTTAAGTAAATAATCATCTACATTCTTAATAACAGTTTTAATACTGCCACTTGCTGCGTTCATTAACATAGATATACCTGATGCAGTTCTACCTACACCTGACACACCTGTTTGACCATGAGAAAACGATGGTAGTCCTGTACTTTCATCGGCTAGTTGTCTTGCTTTATCAAACAACTGTAAGTTTTCATTTGATACATTAGGAAACTTTGTACCAAAGATAGCTTGACCCGGAGCACCACCTTGTCTTCTAAATACTTTACCCGGATATACAGATAAGTCTTGACCCGGAACTAAGTTTGTTTCATCTACTTCTATAAGTAAGTTACCTGATAATACAGCATTATCTACAGCCATTCTCATAAAGCCATTCATTAATGTCTGTGTATCATCCATGTTTTCTGCTAGACCTACACCAAAAAATGAATACGGATTTAATTCATAAGGTGCTGCCATAAAAGGTATCTTAGCAGGTTTAAATGGATTAAGAACAACTCTTAGTAATCTGCCACCTGAAACCCAAGCATTAATCTGTAGTTCTTCAAAGTCCTGTAACTCTTTAGGTATATCAATACCTTGTTCTTCTAATAGACTTGTATCTAACATACCCCAATACTCAAGAACTTCAAAACGTTCTACGTAACTATCTTGGTTATAATCTATTAAATCATCTTCCCAATATTTTTTAGTATAGTTTTCACCATCTTCTATAACTTCTTCTATTACAGTATCTCTAAAATAAGGTCTATTTTTTAAAGCACGTAATTCAGAACGTGACATTTTATGTCTTTCTATTACATACTGAGCTTGGTCAATGTTAGTACTATCAGGGTCAGGATAAAAGTTCCAAACAGATACGTGACTGACTTGAGGAATAGTTTTAAAAACAGGTGAGTACTCTCCTTCTTCATTCCAATTTGGATATTCTTTGTCAACTGCGAATGGTCCTTTCATTATTCCTGTTCCAAATAATGCCATTTCAAAAGCTGTACTTCTAAGATGTTTATTAGCATTTGATTCTTGCAGTTGGTCCATGATTTGTTTTTCCATAGACTTAGCAGCAATCATAGCAGGACTATATGTTATCGCTGTAGGAGTTTTGCCACTGCCTTCTTTAAGGTTTTCAACTTCTCCAAGCTTATCTGATAAAGGTCCAAGCATTTCTTGTAAACTTTTTGCTGTAGCTCCAGCAGGTAATTCTTTACCGTCACCACTAAAACCATAGGGAGATTGCACATTATCTTGATTTTCTTGGTTACGTAGTTGTTCAGGTTCTTTAGGGTCGAAAGAAACATCTTTGGCTACTCCTTCTGGTAATTCAGTTGGTTCTATACTTATAGGGAATTTATTTCCTGCAAATAATACATCAGCTATTTGACCATAGGCTGCTAACGTTTTAGTTTTAGTTATCTTTATAAATACTCTTGATTTTTCTGCTTCTGTAAATTGTACATCAGGACCATATATACCTCTATAGTTTCTATAGGCACGAACCCATCGTGTCTCATCATCATATCTATAGTCTTCTGATTTTTTAAATTGAGACATAACATGGTTAGCTATGCCTTTTACTTCTGTATCTGTGATATCAGAGTCTACTGAATCTTCTAAAGATACAGCATCATCTTCTATATTTATTTCGTCTTCTGCCATATTAATATCCAAACGTTGAGTCTGCTACAGGCATACTTCTTGTAGGTGTGCCATGTGGGTCGTAATCAAATATACTAAATCGTGGTCTTGACATTATACCATACCTTAACGCATCATACAAGTGGTCTTCTGCTCTAGTATCTACATCTTCAGGATTCTTTTTATCCAAAGGTATAGCTGGTAATTGTGATACCATATTAGTACAAGTATCAAAGAACACTATTCTAGGTTCTTCTGTATACTCATCTACTTGCAAACGTCTGTGTATCTCATTCTTTCCTGATACACGACTACCTTTACTTCTATCTGAAGGTCTAAATCTACACCCTCTCATAATCATTTGCTCTGCTAGTGAAGGTCCTGTGTCTCCACGTTTGTGCCATAAAGAACTATCTAAGACACCATACTTCATATTACCATCTTCAGCTTCTAGTTCATTTATCATATCTGCCAAATCTGTGGCAAGGACTTTGCTAACATAGAGTTCTCTATAGACAATAAGTTGTTCAGATGGTGAGACAGCAAACCATAGCACTCCACTATAAGAACCATACCCATAATCACAAGACCTAAATTTGACCCAATTACTAGGGATACGGAAAGGCTCAACCACGTGAATATCACGATTAAACTCCGTAAAGGCAGCACCTTCTTTAATATCCCAATCGCCCTCAAGTAATTGCCTACGTTGTTGCTCTGGCAATGAAAGCAACATTGCTTCGTAATCGCCTTCTCTAGAGAGATACGGATTGTCAGATAATCTTGCAGGGATAAACTTCCGTTTAAATAATGCTTTTCCAGCTTTGCTATGTCCTGCTGGATACTTAAGTACTTCCCCTGTCTCAATATTTGTCGCATCGAATGTCTTTCCATAAGGAGCAGGGTCAATAAACATTTTCTTAACCCAACCATGACCCGGACCTCCCGGATTTGTAGTTGCTCTCATATAGATTGGCAAGTCTGATGATGCTGTTCTTAAACGTGAACGCATGTAGTTCCACGCAAAAGGAGTTGCCCATTGGGTTAACTCGTCAAAACCTATCCAACTAAATGCCAATCCTTGATATCTTAATACGTCATCGTCTCTGTCAAGGTATGACATCCACAATCTAGCACCTGATGGTGCTACCCATTGCATCTTTCTCTCTGACCATTTTATACCCTTCCAAATCTTAGGATATATTTCTTGCGACTTCCATACTAACTCTCGTAGTTCTTCTGTTGTATGTCTTAATAGTAATCCACTAAATGATGGATGACCCATGTATCGGAGTGGGTCAGCAAGCATGGCATAACTTTTGCCACCACCTGCACTACCTCCATATAATACTTCTCTTTCACCTGCAGCAAGAAACTGCGTCTGTGGTCCTGTGTTTGGTTTAAATACTACGTTAAGAGATTCTTCATCATCTACACGTTCTATTTCTACTACACTAGGCTTTTGAACCGAGTCTTTCTTCTTCGATGGCTTTCGCCTTTTCGATTGCTTTCTGGGCATACTCAGACCATTTTCTGAGAGTTCTAGCTTGGTTCTTACGTTGTTGCTCATGCATTAACCTTTTTCTTAATCCTACGTGAGATATTTCTCTACCTGTTTTTTGAGTAACCCAATTAGCAACTTGTCTAAATGAATACTGTTTTACATATTTTCTAGCCATCTCAATGGCTTCAAGTTCAAAGGGTATCGGATTAAGTATGTCAGGGTCTTCTTCATTCTTTACATAACCAAAAGGTACTATTCGTGATATACGTGGTATCTTAGACCACTCTTTACCTTCTTCGTCTTTTATATCTGTAGGTTGTGGTAGCTTCCACTTGCCTAAACTTCTATTCATGTTACTCTTTATTCTTTGGTGGTAATATCATTACCCCACCTGATGCTTCTACTTGTACCTTCTCGGTCTTGATTAAACCTACTCTGTCTAGCAGTTCCTTGCTTGCTGAGAGCTTGTCTCGTATGCCAAGCTGGGTAGGGTCATCTACACCACTTACCATAGCCACAGCAGCTTTAGGTGCGTTTCTACCCATATATAATTGTGTAGCATCCATAATCTCTTCTTTAAGAGACTTTATTATATCTGTTGTACTAGAAGTTTCAGAGTATCCTGCAAGAACTTTAGCCTGTGCTACATCTCCACCTGCACCATCAAATAGTACATCAAGAAACTTTTGTTGTCTTTCAGTTAATTGTCTACTCATGTTGGAACACTTTCTCTTACAAATTGTCTATCAACGATTGCTATTAACCGTTTGGCTCTGTTAGGTGTTTGCCTAAACCAATTACTGTTTTCCATCTCGTCTGCCATTCTTTCCCAGTCCAAATCTTCTACGGCAGCAATCATATTTTTAAATTTGGATAGTCTTGGTCTGCCTAATTGAAAACACATATTAGCTAATACATGTTGTATATCGTCAGGCAGATTATTAAATTGAGAGAACAGTAAGTTACAATCCTTTATAGTTGTTTTAATGTCACTCTCAAACCAATCATTTACTTGCTCGTTAGGTACTTTAGTTCCTACAGGTTTATCATAATACTCTTCATCCCATTCAGTAATAAGATGACCTATTCCCCCGGTTAAATGCCCAAGTGAGCAGTGGTATGTTTCGTATTTAATTCCTTCGTCATTAGCTAATTCATCTTGCAGTTTAATTAAGTTCATTTAGTTTCCTTTGTTTATTAATAATAGGGATTGACTGTAGAGTTAGGGTCTTCTATACCTTCAACAGCTAATACTTCAGGTATGTAATACTTTAACATATTTTCTATTCCCATCTTTAATGTTTGTGTAGACATTGCACATCCACTACAAGCACCACTTAAAAATACTGTTGCTATACCATCTTTAAAAGACCTTAATTCTACATGACCCCCATGCATCTGAACACTAGGTAATATAGACTCTGTTATTATTTTGTTAATCGCAGATACTGTGTCTTTCAATTATTTCTTACCCATTATCTTCATAGCTTGACCTGCACCTTTAATACCAAAGGATGCACTAATTGCTATAAATAAAAGATACTGATACCATTCAGGTAATGTATTTAATACTTCAAAGCCTACTCTTACGTATTCTGTCATGCTAGGTACGAAGACTAGTATAGCAGGTAATAGTAAAACAATCAAGGCAAATTCGTCTTTCCAGCTTCCATCTGTAGCATCTGCCATTGTTTTCTCCCATGCTACTTCTCCTGTGGCTACTTTCTCTGCAACAACTGCTTTAGCTTTTGCCTGTGCTACTTTAGCTTGACCATCAGCTTTAACTTTCTCAACTTTGCTGTCCATCCATGAACTAGCTAGATTTGCTATAGGTCCTATGAGTGCTGTAAACATTATAGTCTCCTCTTACCTTCTTTTTTTTGTCTTTCTCTTAGAGCTTTCACGTGCTTGTTGAATAGATAGTTTCCTAGCTTCAGCAGCGGCTTCGCCAAGTTTAGATACAATACGTCTTTTTTCATCTAAATCTTGCCGTTTTTTTAGCAACCGTTTTGGGTTGTTTAGAAAACTGTTTACCTGCTCTAGCTGCTTTGCGTTTAGCAGCCGAACTGGCGGCGTATTCAGAACTAGAAAGAGCCTTAATTGCTTTTTCAGGTAGATAACGTTCACCGGTAGCTTTCGACCCTTGTGTACTAGGTTTGCCACTTTTGGTTCTCCACTTTTGTTTTGTCCAATTTGCTAGTGACTTTTGTGATGCTTTCATATGCTTCTTTAATCTCTTCTATTGTTCTATTACACCCTATGCAGATATCATCTTGTAATGTACAGATACCTACGCATGGTGTTAAAATCTGCCTGTCCATTTACCAACAATCCAAGCTAGTAATCCACCAAAGAATAATACAAATATCATAGCTATTCCGTAACCCATATACTCTACCAACTCTGCCTGACGTTTCGCTGCCATCTTTTCTTGGTATCGTCTAGACTTTCTTGCTTCTGCTTGGAACTCTTGCCAATCCTGCCATAATCCCGGTCTACCTATGTATATCATCATCTTCTTGAGTTCTTCTTCTTTTTCTTTTATCTGCTCAAGAGCCATGAACTCTTCTAGGTCAGAGCCACCACCTTTAGACTTTTGTTTCTTTGCTTTCTTTTCTAGTTGTTCCTTTGAGAATACAAAATCTGATATATGTTTAGCACAACCTGTAAGTTCCTTTCCGTTAGATACGAAACTTTTGATTACACTAAAAGCTGCATTTGCTGCCGCGAGTTCTGCTAACATTATCTTTTCCTTCTTGGCTTACAATATGCTGTTATTTTCAGATTAGGTCCTTCCTGTTTTGGTATTGAAGGTTGCTTGTGTAATCTTTCTGCAAAATACAAGCATCTATCTATGTCTTCAAAGGTTTGTGTTTGGTCTACTACTCTTAATCCCATCATAAACACTAACACAAACTCAATCATTATACAGGTACTCCTTGTACCTCCTCTTCTTCGTGACAATCACAGTTGCACTCATCACAGTCACAATCGTAACATTCACACGTCTCACATCTATTTTTTTGTTTTTCTATCATGTGCTTTCTTTAATTGTTCTTTTGCTTGTTTTGCGAGAGCTGCTTGCTCCCTCTTCCCAGATACTTTGGCTCGTTGTTCAAGGACTGTAAGTATTTGTATCTTTCTCGCATATGGTTTATTAATTCTTTTAACTTTTGCAATGGTTGCTTTTGCGTCTGCAACGGTTGCAAATTTGATGCTAACTGTGTCTTTAGGGTTTTCATCTGTATAGAGTCTTCTGCCTGAACCTTTAGGTTTTTTTCCTGTTCCAACTTTAGGGTCTTTCTTTTTGTTCATTAGTTTCTGTATCCACCACCTGCTGCCTTGTAGGCTTTGGCTGTCATTTGTGCTTTTCTTGCACTCCATTGACCGGGAGCACCTCCCTTACCACCTGCTTTGATTCTGTTAAATATCTTCTTACGCATGGTTGGTTTAGTGTAATTACCGGCAGCATTGACTGTGCTTCCCCCTTTGTTTAGTTTAAGTTTAGATAAAGACTTAGCTTGACCTGCGTGAGCTTTACTAGCTTTCTTTAATTTACTTGCTACTTTTTTTATTGTTCTTTTTGCCTTTGCTAGTGCCATCTCTATCCTCATATAAATTGTTAAACGTAGTGAATGGGTCTAAGTAAGATTCATGTGACTCTGCTGAGTGTGTCCACTGTGACGGTGCAAAGTCAGGTGCTCCTTCTCCTGTAACCCACAGAGCAGGACTAGTAGCTCTTACTCTGTTATTTGGAAGTGCAACTATATTGCCTGTCCATTTTCCTGCATCTAACAAGTACATTACGTGTGATTGTTTATGCTGTGCAGGGTCATCTGCTATGTCATGGTCTGTATAGTCAACCGTAAACATATATCTAGCTGTGTAGAAATCATTAGCTATCTTACATAACCAAGGACTAGAACTTACCCTGTCCATAACTATGACACTATGGTTTCTTGATTCACAATCCCAAGGTTGACATAAGTGGTCTTCCATTGGTTCTGCCCATTCATCTACAGGTATGTCAGCTACTAATGCTTGTATTGGCATCCTTGCCCACATAGCACCACCGTGTACATTCTCTTCTTCTGTACAACCTGTGAAGACTACCTGAAAACTTAACGACCTATCAGGAATGGTATTAACTGCGAAAGCTAATGCGTGTAGGTATTCACCGTGATAATCCATATGATTACAGGTAAACTCCTTACGTACCCAACATTTAAAATGTGGTACGTTACTTATAAGATACGACATTACTTACGTCTAGCAGCTCCACCACGAGACATCATCTTTGTCTTCTTCATTCCACCTTTAGCCATATACTTAGTTTTTTTCATAGCTCCACCTTTAGCCATATACTTAGTTTTCTTTTTCATTGCCATTGTTGTTCCTCCTTTTGCAAATTTGGGATTACCCATATCATCAATTTTCTTTTGTCTAGCTTGCTCTACCAAAGTATCGAATTGGTCTTTTTTTGAAAGCCTACCAAACTTTCTATCAGCCTTTAGTTTTTGAAGTTTTTCTAGTTTTTTTCTAAGTGCTTCATATTCTTTATAAGTTTTAGCCTTAAGCATTTTACTCTTTAATGAATTAACTGTATCTCCTTTAGTAGCATCCTTAAAAGAAGTTTCTTTTTTAGATTTAATAGCACCTTTACCTTTTCGTTCAGCTTTATCTTTTGCTTCTTTAATTGCTATTCTTTTTTTTAAAGCTTCCATTTGTCTTTTTTCAAAAGCTTTCTTTTCATCTTTTGCTTTGAACTCTTCTTTAGCACCTTTAATACCTTTAGTTTTCTTAGCCTTTTTTATTCTTTCATTAATCTTTTTAATTGTGCTCTTAGGCTTAAGTGCTTTTTGTAGTATTTTTTTAAGCATCACTTTTTACCTTTCTTCATAGGTTTAGCTTGTCCTATCATAATGACAAGACCACCTTTACGATAATCCATGCTACTCATTCTAGGTTTTTTGCTCATACCCCCACCATACATGTAACCCATTTTGTTACGTACAGCAGTAGGTAGTTTCTTTAATCCTGTTTGATTAGCTGTAGGTTTAGTAAGACCACCCATGTTTAGGTTTTGTCTATTGCGACCTGTGCCACCCTTACCTGCTACATTGCCTTTAGGTGTTTTAGATAGTTTAGTAAGAGACCTTATTTCACCAGACTTAATTCCAGCCATTTCTCTTTCTCTTTTAGTCATACCCCTAGCTTCAGCATTTCTTTTTATAGCAGCCATTCTAGGTGGAGTTGGGTCTTTAACATACATGTTTCTACCACCCTTCAAATCAGATAAAGATTTAGGGTCGGTAATAACTTCACCTGTTTGAGTATTTACGTAATCACCCTTCTCTAATTTAACTTTACTTCTTCTACCACCTTGTTGTCTGCTAGTAGCTTCAGCATCAGCCTTTCTTAGTTTTTTTAATGCGTCTTTATCAGACTTAGTAGCATCGCCCTTTTTTACTTTATCAGCTAAAGCTACTTTCTTCTTAGCACGTTTTAAACCTGTCTTAGTCATCTGTGACTCAACAAAGTTCTGCCCTTTAGCTTGTGTGACTGTACCTGCTTTGCCTTGGTCTACATCTTGTGCAGCTCTACGACTTCCACCTGATTCAGCATCAAGACCCATACCTTCTTGTATATCATATTTCTTTTTAAAATTAAGATTCTTTTGTGTTTGACCCCCACCTTTTTTCTGAGTCTCTACATTTTTATCTCTAACTTTTTTAGTAGTTTCTGCTTTCTTCTTTTTAGCAGGTGCAGCTGACTTTAAGTTTTCATTAGAAATCTTTCTTGTATATTTCTTAGTGTCACCACCACCTTTAGTGATAGCATCCTTAACTCTTTTATCTACCTTAGATGCTGTCTCTTTTTGTTTCTTTAACTTATCTGCTTTTGCTTGTAAGGCTGCGGCTTTCTTAGTACCTTTTCTAGCTTTTACACCAAGTATAGTTAATACTTCTGCTACTACTTTTTTCTTGCTCATATTGGTTCTCCTACCATTTGACTTTATGACTCCAATACTTAGCACTTAGCTTAGTAGTGGGTTTACCTTGAGCATTATGTCTTGCATAATAACTCTTCTTACGTGCCTTATCCTTTGCAGTGGTAGGATTTTTACCAGCACCTGATACACCTTGTTGACCAAAGCGAATTAATTTCATGCTATGCCCTTCGGCTGCTAACACCATATGTGATTTAGTCTTATGGTCAGGGGTTCTCTTAGGTTTATTTACACCTTTGAGTCCATGTTTCTTTAGTAAAGCTGCTCGTCTATTTTCATGTGCCATTGTATTTTCACTTTACCTTCTAATGTTTCTTTATCTTTTATGCATTTATACTTAAGAGCTTGGTAATTAGGCATGTAGCTTGGTAGGTCTGCTGCTATTTCATAAGCACGTGATATACATTCCTGTTTAGTCTTATATGGTCCTTCCAAATCTTCTAGTGTATGACATATATTAGTAGTACCTATTACACAAACAAGTACGAGAGTCTCAAACATTACAACATTCCTTCTGCTTTCATTGCTGTTTCAACATGCTTGAGAGTGTAACGCACTCCAGTGTCTGCTTCTATCAGGGAACGTATATAAAATACGGAACTATGAGGGATATGCATCTCTTTTAGTTTATTAGTACGGATAGCATCATAGAATGATTCTAACATATTCTCTGGTGTATATAGTTTTACTGATTTTCGTTTCATTGTCAAGCAACTTTTTGTTTATTACGAGTATTCTTTTAATTAACCGTTATGAGTACATAGTAAGTGTACATTTAAGTGATACATTTAAGTGACTTTAACAAGAATAAGTAATAACATTTAAGTGTTACATATAAGTGTAACCGAATTATGCCCTAAGTTATACCACTAATTACCAATCGTGTCAACCCCAATTATTTTTAGGCATGTACGATTATACCATACGTGTGATATAAATGCAACACTTTATTTAACTGTGCTTGTACATATATGTATTCACAGTTTCTACTGTAGTTAACAGTCAATTTACCTAATCTGTGTAGATATACATACATATATAACCCCTACCCCCCACCGACCCCTGCCTAGGGTGCTGATTTGCCTAGAGTTCTCATCTCAAAGAGACTTTTGTCATAGATTTGAAGACTTCTTCCCAAGTTCTATATGCTTTAGCATATAAAATGTAGTAAAATCAACTACTTATTCTAAGTAAGCAACTCATTTACTATCAGTTTCCTATTCATCTTTGATGAGAAGTGTGACATTTTTGCAACAAGAGGTAGTACGGAGAGGAGGAGTATGGCTTTTTTACTACCCTAGTGGTAGTAAGTCAAGTGTCCGACATCGGACTGTTGAAGTAATCTTAAATAAACATAGTCGATACTTACTTCGACAAAGTCTATTGATGCCACTTGACAATCGAAACATATTAGTTATATATTAAATTTAAAGCATCTTGAATGTATATGAAAGATGTTTAAATTTAATTAATATAACTTAAAGGAAAATAAATGACTAACATTTCAACTCTACAGTCTATCGGTTCTAACTTAACTAAAACTTATCACAAAGAGCAAAAGTCTTTGAGAACGAAAACTACAAAGATGGTTTTCAGTACAGAGAGCTTTGAGTATCAGCTTGGTTCTCTTCAGTCTCAAATCTTAACTATTGAAAATAGTAAGATGATTAGTAAAGCTTTAGCTTTAAAATATGGAATTAATTCCATTGACAAAAGAAGAAAAAGCGAAGCTTTGTGGTTGTTTTCAAACCATAGTAACATAGTTACTTGGTTAAACAAAAATCCAAAGAAGAGGTTTACCTCTTTGTCTGCTCTTCAAAAAGCTTATAACTTTGCTAACAAGCCAAAGCAAGAAGATACTTCAGAAGAAAAAGAGATTCTTCAAATAGAAGATAAATCTTCTGAACAGTCCGATGTCGGACAGTCTGCTAAAGAAGAACCAAAGGTTCAAAAGAAGCTTACAGCTTCTGACATAGCCTTTGAAGCAGTCTTAGCTTTAGATACCAATGGTATCTCAAAAGAAGAGTTCCTTGTTGCTTTAAAAGAGCAACTAGAACTTATCGAAGAAAACATTCAATTAGATGAAGTAGCTTAATGCTACTTTATCTTTTAACTTTAACATTTAGAGATATAAATAATTAATACTTGAATTTGTGAAAGTATTAATTATTATATATATCTTAAGGAGATTTCAAATGGTTGGTAACAAAATACGAAAAGGCAAGATTTGGTGCAAGACTAATGTCAAAAAGAACTTTGGTTCTAATTATAATCATAAGCCATTACGTAGTAATTGGATTAAGATGGTCAAAGACCATGATGAGCCTTTGGAAGTTTATGTTTCAAGAAAGAATGAACTTGAAACTAAAATGTTCAAAGAATCTTTGAAGAATGGAAGATTAAATAACTATGGAGACATAGTTAAACAGTCCGATGTCGGACTCTCTGATAATAGCAAAGCTATTCAGATGTTAAATGATATGTTAAACGGAGTTTAAAATGAGTAAATTAGATGGATTATTAATATTCCTTTTAGGAATACCTGTAACTTTAATGGCTTGGATAACCTTATCAGAAGAGGAAGGTTATTACATGAGTGAAGCAATAAACCAAGGATTCCCTATGGGAATAATGTTTATTGGTTTGATTGGTGCTATGGGATTAACTTTGTTAATGACAGGATTATTTATAATCCATATCAATAGAAACAATTAGTAATATAATAATAAATAATATAATATTTTAATGAAATATTATTTATTATATATATAACTTAAACAGTCCGATGTCGGACACTTTAAACTTAAGGAGTTTACAAATGAAGATTACAAAAACATCTATGATTAGTGGCAAGACTAACTCAATGGAGATTGATGTCTCTGTTGACCAATATCAATCTTGGATTGATGGGGAGCTTATCCAAGTGGCTATGCCACATCTTTCTGCTGATGAACGAGAGTTCATTAAGACAGGGATAACTCCTTCGGAGTGGGAAGAAAACTTCGGAGAAGAAGAAGAGGAAGATGATGGTCAACCTTCATGGGAGCAGGAGTGGGAAGACTTCGGAGAAGTTTACTCCGATGAGTACTAACAGTCCGATGTCGGACAGTTTATGAGGATTTCGTCTAATGGAAAGACATCTAGTTCCAACCTAGAAAATGTGGGTTCAATTCCTACAATCCTTGCCAAACTAATATTCAAGTAAGTAGTGATACTTTCACTATTCACTTGAATATTAGGTGGAGAAAAGCAAAGAAATACTATGGTCGAAGTAGCAGTAATATGTGAAAAGAACCCATGTACCACCTAATATTCTTTAACTGTATTAACTTAAATCTAGGAGATTTACTATGCGTTTTAATTTTGGATATCAAAATATGTCAGATGATGTTATTGCAAAGGGTAGCAGATACGTACTCGAAAAGGTTACCAACCTTAAGGAAGGGAGTTGTGTTCTTACTTGCATAGCTACCAATAAAATGATTTGGACTTATACCTCTTTTGAAGATGGTCTAAATGACTTGGCAAAAAGAGAGTATGAAGATATTCTCTTGGATATTAAAGAGTATGTTTACATTCACAACAAAGTGAGAGAGTACTAAACACTTAGTAATATAATAATAAATATACTTGAATGTATATGAAAGTATATTTATTATATATATAACTTAAACAGTAATGGAGAATTACGATGGCTAATGGTTACATTTTATATGAAGGTCAATCAATGATTGATGGTCAAGATATTGTTATGATTGCAACAGGCTTTGAAAAAGGTTCTGCTAATAGCAAGACAGGTAGCATGATACAGACATGGATACTCTGCAAGGACATAGACCCACGTGAAGCTAATAAGCTTGGCTTGGACTATTCTATTTGTGGAGACTGTAAGCTTAGAGGAACTGCTGTTGAGCCTTCTTCCGATAGGAAGTTAGCCAAAGACAGAGCTTGTTATGTTGCTATCTATCAAGCACCTTTGAATGTTTGGAAAACATACAAGAAGGGTGGCTATACAAGAGTCAGAGGACATAAAGATGTTGCTGAACTTGGACTTGATGAAACCATACGACTAGGTTCTTATGGTGACCCATCTGCAATCCCTTCTTATGTTTGGGATTCCTTATTGGCAAAGTCAAAAGGTAGAACAGGTTATACTCATCAGTCAGTCAATCAAAGATATGACTTATGTATGAAGAGTGCCGACAGTCTAGATGAAGCTATGGCTTCATGGGATAGTGGCATTAGAACATTCAGAGTTATTGACAATGTCAATGCAATGGTAAAGGGCAAAGAGATATTATGTCCTGCATCAGAAGAAGCAGGTAGACGTACTACCTGTGATAGCTGTAAGCTATGTAGTGGTTCAGATATCAATGCCAAGAGCATTGCTATTGTGGCTCATGGCAATGGAGCTAAGTACATATAATAATTATAATATATATAATACTTGAATGTTATATGAAAGTATTATATATATTATTATAATGGAGTTTGCCATGAAGAAGTTTAAAGTTATTAACCCAATGGCGATAAC